TCTTTAAACATGCCTGTGGCCCCATGAAAGGCACAACCTACTCTTATTGAATCCTCACCATAGGTATTCTTAAGAATCTTTACACTTCTAAAGTGCTTGGCCCCTGTTTCTTTGTTTACAAGCTTATTTGCATCATACCCAGGTACAGTAGTGTTGTATCTTATAGGGTCAAACAGACTTATAATGACATCTGCTGCTTCACCTGGTGCACCTGATTCTTTTATCTGGTCTACGGTAGGCTCAAAAGAATCCATTTTCTGATATTGCACACTGCCCAATTCTCTGGTTATCTGTGCTACAAACACAGGTGTATAGCCAAAGAAGTCTCTCCATTCCTGAGCATACTCTGTAAGCTTATCAATAGCTTCCTTTTTGGTGGTATACCCTCTTTCCATCCTCACCAGACCAATATGATCCACTATAGGTATCACCAGCTCATAAGGATTGTTAGGAATATACACCTTATTGTACTCAGACACCTGCTCTATCTTCCCTCTTTCCTCAGCAAACTTTTTTATGAACTTATAACTGCCGGTAGGGTTATCAGCTCCTTCCTTGATTATTACAAACTCACACAATTCATTGATATAATCCTCATACATCATAATCAGGTCATGTTCATCCGGGGTTAACCGGTTGTTAGACCACCATCCTAACATCTTTCCTATAGGGATGAGTTTACCATGATCTTTGAAAATCTTTCTTGCCAGCCACTTTGTCTTGGTATAGATTTTGCTCCTCTCATAAGAGAAAAGAATAGGAGTTATTTTAAGCTTTGTTGTATGCTTATTCTCCATGTACCAATCAAAAGGATTAAGTATCCATGCATCATGCACAAGAGAGCTTTTACCACTACCAGTTGGCCCAAAGACCAGTGTCATGATTTTCTTTCTTATACTGACATACTTATTGAGCTTGGTAAATCCCATAGAAACACTATGATTTCTTCCTTCTTTACCAGCTTCAATTTCCTGTAGTATCTGCTCAAACTCTGTGCTCATATGTCTAAACTAAAGTTTTCTGTATTGGGCTGTTGTGTTTGTTCTTGAACAAGCTCCTCTCCAATGTAGTAATTAAATCTACCAGAGTTAAGATATGCTGCAGAAGCTTTCATGTATTGAAAGTCATTATAATCAGACTTTGTTTTGCTATACCTGTCCCATGTTGCTTGTTTTCTTTGTTGTATTTCTACTTTCAAAGCATGCAACAACTGTTCATCAGTTACACCATGTTTCTTCTTAGCTTCTTCATAGCATTTATAGGTAACTGCTTTATCTTCTCTTAGAATCCTGGTGCCTTTGAATTTTATATCTCTGTAATCAAATCTTGATGTAGCAGGATATATACACCACCACTCTTCAAATTCCTTGGAATATTCTTTGTTGATTTTCTCTTTCTTAGGTTTGTATTGGTTAGCCCAGTCTTCATACCCACCTTCAGGATTTCCTTTCAGAAATGCTTTGATATTGTTGTATTGCTGTAATGTAACTGGCATTTTCCTAATTTTTGAAAGGGTACACAATATACACTGAAACCCTTGATTTTACAAGCTTTTTGATACATATTTGTTTATCAATGTGATTCCTAGTGGGACCAGTACTCACAGATGTTTCCCGTTGCTCCCATCTTCACTTTTTTGCAGAATAAGTTGGCACCTTCTATCATTTTATTCTCTAACACTTTAAGTCCTTCTTCTGCCATTTCTTTAACTACTTCTGAAAGACACTCATCATGTACCAGAGAAGTTAGATAGAGTTTATCCCTCAGGTTATTTTCTATTTGATACCTTCTAAACAGCACACCTGCCATCTTAGTTTGTGAACCAGCCAGGCCCTGAATAGGATAGTTTTGTGAGCATCTTTCTATACTGCCTTTAAGCTGATAGTATTCACTCCACATACCTTTTAGTTCAGGATTATCTTCTGTGAGTTTCTTACGGAATTTTACTTTCTCTTCCTCAGGTAAGTCCTTGTAGTCTCTTGGGTAGTACTTGGTGCATTGCTTCCTTACTTCTTCCATCCTTTTGTGATCAGGCTCCCAGTATCTCCTATCAGGTACAATGTCTACATATCCCCATTTAACAGCTTTTTCTCTACCTGCTTTAAAGTAATTGTCAAGAGCCGGGAAAGCTTTCATGTAACTGTCTATAAACTCCTGGGCAACATCTTCCTCTACACCAAAATCATCTTTAAGAGTATGTGCACTGCCACCATAGGCTATTTTAAAGGATATACTTTTAGCAGCATTTCTCTCATCAGGATGTGTCTTCTTGGTAATTATAAGATTAGGATCATTCCTCATTAGTGAGAACATCTTAGTAGCTGTAAAACAATGGTAATCACTGCCATGTATAGGATGACCATCATTAAAGAAATTAATCATGGCTTCATCACCTGATACTTCTGCCAGTACCCTGGATTCCTGTGAACTATAGTCAGCATTAAGCAGTGCAAAACCATCCGGGGCAATAAATGCCTTTCTGTAATCAGCCTCAGCAGGAATGTTCTGCAGATTAGGATTCTTACTGCTCATACGGCCGGTGTTTATTATCTGCCGGTAAGAGCTATGCAATCTACCTGTTATAGGATGTACATACTTTAGGAAGTCTTTACCAAAAGTGGTGCATGCCTGCTCTGAAGTTTTGAACAACAGATAATTAAGTATCAAATCTTTTTTAGGATCTACTATGTCTGTTTCTTTACCTTCACTGTAGAATTCTTTGTACTTGGCAGGTAAGAGCTTGAGTAGTGCTTTGGCACCTACTGTATACTCTAGGTATTTGGTGCTCTTACTCTTTTCCTGTGGACAATACCCTAATTCTTTCATCAAAGCTACCACCTGCTTACTACTAGACCACTCAATAAGACATTTTGGATTCGGGTCAAACAAATCAGGGGGGCTACAAAATTTACTATTGTTTTTAAAATTCTGTATTACCCAGTCATCCAGTTTTTTCTTCCTGCTATTAAAGACTACAAGATTTTTGTCATAGGTATTCAACCACTGTTGTTTGTCAAAAGTTATACCCTTAAGCTCAATATCAGCAAGAACAAGACAGAACTCATTCTCTATATCTACCACCTGCTTTGGATTATACCCCATATACCCAAGCCTTTGTCTTTTCCGGATTTCTATAGGGTAAAGAATATCATCTGCACCATAGAGAATCTGTGCTTCTGTGAATGGCCTGTCTCCTATAGTAAGGAAACCCATCCTGATGGATTTGTCTATGTATGCTTGTTCATCTTCATCATCATCTTCATTTCTTTGCTTGAACAAATCACCTTGTTTTTCTACAGGTTTTATACCTAGATGTCTCCCGGCTAATTTCTCCAATGAGTAGCCCAGTTGCAAACCATTGGTCTGTATCTGCTCTACAAGCATAGTGTCATAAATCTTGTGATGCAGTATGTTGTAGTTGTGCAACAGATGCTTGGCCTCAAACTTGAGATTATGGCCTATCCATAGTCTGTCTTTGTTCTCCCAAAGTGGTAGCAAAGGTGTAATATCTACTGTTCTTGTATCTATCACATAGATGTGTTCCTTTGTTCCCAGCTGAAGCATTACAACTCTGCTAAGATATGGATCTAGGCCAGGCTCATACACATTCTCATTCTTGTAGGTGTTTTTTGGAAACTTATAAGAAGTCTCAATATCCTCACCTATTTCCATCTGGTTGCTCAGGTAAGCATAGCATTCCTGTATAGTGGAATACTGTACTTTATCTGAGTAGTTCTCATTAACCGGTCCTATGAACCATATCTTAGGTTGTTGTGTCATAATTGTTTCAGTTTTTGATAAGCTTTTATCTCACATTCCAACAAGTGCTCCATGTAGTTACAATAGTCCTCATTTCCAACATTTCGTTGAAGTATTCTATAATAGATTTTTATAGTTCTTTCATGAGACTTCATGTACTCTCTCTTCTTAATCCATTTTCTTAATATCTCCATAGTATTCTGTTTTTGCTCCTTTAGTCTTACTACTTACCTGCATGGTAGTAGCCCAAGTATTGAAGTCTACTCTTTCATCTGGCATACATACATGAGTAGTGCCTTTGATAGATGAGAGGGGCACCCCATTACAGGGCACCCCAAACAAAATCTCTAGTAATTTCTTCTTGATATCTGTTAGCATGATTTTGATTTTACAATGCTCTCAATAAGATTGTGTGAATGGACAGCAATGGTACCATAGTTGTACCCAACAGTAGTGTGTTTGTTTCTTGCAAGTTTTTTGGTTTCCTGCCTCAGGGCCCGGATGTTATCCATCAGCTGCCTTTTCCTTACCTCACTCTTTTCCCATCTTTGGTACCTGGTTGGTGCAATATAGGTACTTTGTACAAATTCTTTTGATGGCCTTGGTTTTGGTACAGGTGTGTATGCACTACCTATGATACCTGCTGATGATAATACCAAGATTGATTTGATTTGATTTTTCATTGCTTTTTGTTTTTTGTTTGTGAGTGTTATTGATTTAGTTTTATTTTTTCTATGCAACCGGCATATCCTGCCAGATCCACAAGGGAATCCATTTTAGCACAGTTGTCTTTGTTTGCTCTGCAGATTTTTAACCAAGCCATAGCTAGTCCTACCTGCTCAGGTGTGATGGTTGTTTTGAACAGTACTTCCCATCCCTTGGCTATATCAGCAAAATTGTCTGATGTCTTACCATAATCCTTTTCTCTGTCACCATATATCAGTGACTTAGCTGTGTCCAAAATAGTTTGTTGTGGATCTTGTTTCTTTTCTGCAGGTGTAGCTATGTTTTCTTCAACTTTCTTAAGAACAAAAGCAGGGTATGTATAAACTATACGACCATCACTAAAGTCAACATCAACACCAATTTGTACATCTGTTTTTTTAACTGTACCTACTTGCCCAATATACCTGTCCATTGATGATGCTATCCAAGTGTTTTCCCACCCTCTTTCATTGTCCTTAGCTTTTTCTACAACCAGTACCGAGTCACCTTTTTTTAGCTTCAGTCTTTTTATTGCTGCTGCATGTGTTTCTGTTTTAACTAGGCTCATTATTACTCTTTTTAGTTGTTTTCTTAATAATAATTGCTGGTCCACTATCAGATAGTTGAGGTTGTTTGGCATTCACCCATCTTTTGCCTGGTCCTTTTCTTTTTACATCTGTTTTTGAAGGTACTTTTTTATTCATATATTTTTGTTTTTAAAGCATAAACAGGTTTTCCTCAGGAGAGACACAGAAGATGGGTGGTTTAATACACCAGCAATTCTATTGCTCTTATAAGGCTCAGTAGGTTTAAAGTGAGTACCCTACTTTCAAATCAGTAACTACCTCTTCTTCATAGTTGTTTAGTCTATGTTTCCTCATTCAGGGGGATTACATAATTTCATTTATCTCCTGAGCTCCTGTTGTCACCTTCAGACAGAGCAGGAATTGGTAATGCATCCATTCTTCTTCTTATAGTTAGCTTTCTTGTTTATTGCAGCCTATAAGCTTTCTGGTAATACTGTATGTTTATTTTACCTGATGTACTCTATACAGGTGGGGAAATAAGCATAGAAAGAAAAACCCCGAACTGTTTAGGCACCGTGGAAGGAAATAACAGTCGGGGAATTTGGATAAATTAATACCCTCGTTTTTATCTTAAAATCAATTGTTTGCTATCGGGACTTTCCACGGTGCCTAATAGTACCACAAAGATACTACCCTTCTGCAGAATTCCAAATAAATCTTCAGATATTTTTTATTTTACTAAAACTGTGTTTGTAAAACTTACATTTGTATGTCTTCTACTTTGTCTTCTGGATTTGAACTTATTTTCATCTTTTCCAATTCTACTCTAATAGTCTCTAGTACTACTGATGGTGACCAATGATGACTACTTATACTAGGGCTTCCCTCTAGATTAATATACACTCTTATCTCTTTATCTGGTTCCATTCTTGTTGGAGTATACCTGCCTTCTTTGATATGCTGATAAGAAACTATTTTACCCTCTACAACTAAAGTAGCTGTTGGTATACCTGCATCTTCTAACATTGCTTGTACCTGATTGTACAATTCCTGTAATGATATTGTCTTGTTTTCCATAATTAAAATATGTATCTAATTGTTTTTGTATCAAAATAATTGTTGTATACTTCTTTGAACTGTTGAATCATCTTGTTTTTGAGCTGCCACTGATACCGAATATTGTTATCTGCATAACTGGAATTCTTCTTTTCCTGTATGTCCGGCTTCCAGCACATTTCATTTACCTGCTCACTGTTTCTTTTGTACTGTATTTCATTGTAGGTAAGGAATATGCACTCTGATTTAAAGTCTATACCTTCCAGTTGTTGAAATAGTTTTTCGTATTCTTGTAACCAGTTATCATGATAAATGATTGGGCTGAAGTTTATGTGCAGCTCAAACTGTTGTTGTAGCTTCTTAATTGAGCTTATTCTGTCTTGTATTTTGTCTGTATTGAGTTCAAGCACTGAGCTATATACCTGAGGCATAAGAGACACTCTAATTCTGTTTTTTTGAGGGTCAATTTTATACTCTTTCATCCTTGTAGGATACTTGGTAGCAAAAGTGCTCTTCAGTTTCTCATGACTATTGAAGAAATCAAATACCTTCTGCCAATCATAATACTTACCCATCAGTGGTACATCAGTGCTGCAGCCTATGTCAATACAGTAATACTTATCATCTAC